ACGTAATTGCTGACTCCATAAATTTGTTCCGTCTGAGAATAAGATGTAAACCTCTCCTGTACTCTTCTGAAACTTCTCAAATCCTACATCACCGGAGCTAGTTGCCAACGTGGCAACCAGTTGTGTATATGCTCCTGCTGGCGCTGGAATATATTTGTAAACCTTGTTAGCTACAGCCCAGAAATAAATATCTTCTTGTTCTTCATAATAGTAGCCACGGATGGTGTCAGTAGTTATGGCCTTTTGTAGAGTTTGTGCTGTAGCCTGGATACCCGGGCGCTTCTTTAACATCACCTCACGAGTCTTGTTTTCCTGTGAAATTCTGTCGTAGAAGAAGTTGATAATGTGACTATCCCTACGGACAGAGGAACTCGCAGAACGTAGCGTAGGAGTAGCATCAAAAGTGATTTCTTCTCTACGATAGGTACTATTTTGTGGGGTGTTTGAGAAGGCCAAAGTTACCTCATTCGCATTTCAGGTTGTACATACAATGACGAGTCCTCGTCGCCATACCCTTGTGCTTGTGTTAGATATGTGGATGCTTCTTTCATAAGCACTTGTCGGTCCTGTAAAGGAACACCAAACTCAGGAGCAAGCATTACAGCAAGTTCATATTTAATTGCATCTGTCCAATAGGCTGGGAAGTCAGGAGTATCGCCTGCTGACACAAACCCATCAAACTCTTTCTGGTAAGTTACTAGGAGTGTCTTGTTAGCCGCTGCTCCAGCATCTGGCGTAGGCCAAACTGTAACTGTGCCATTTTCCAAACCAGGAATAAAAGTAAAGTGGACAGGGGTGCCAGTAGTATTAACAGGAAGTCGATTATAGTCATAGCGACTCTTATTAATAAGTTCATACTGACTCCCGCCGCTAGTATCTTTAAGCACCACTTGAGGTGTCTTAAGCACGTTTGATATAGTATAGTCTTTAGTACCAGCTACAAGAGTTACAGCAAGCTCTGTGCGTTTCCACAGAGGCATACCTAATGTAGCGAAGCGAGTTACAATGCCGTTAAGCGCCTCGGTGCCATTGGTTAGGTCTTCACTATCTGGAGACTCCCCCTTAGATAAGGCACCACATTTCCGCATAGCAGAAGCTATTAGGCTGTCTCTTGTTGCTTCATAAGAAGTGTTTCCAGAAGTAGACATTTATTTCCTCAATTAAAACGTTCCTGAAGGAACAATTGATGCATTCTTTAAAGCTAATAGGAAAGCATATGTGTGAAAGTTGTCGTCTGCCTGGGCACAGTCTGCTTCTGCTAGGTCAGCATATCCAGAAGCCCCCCAGATAGTACAAGTAGCTACAAAGACATCTTCTGGCCTGTCCCTAATTACAGGAACAGACAACCCACTTTCTCGTACACGAATATACTTCTGTGGGTGGTCTTGCTCAAAGTCTTTATGGCAGACGATAAGGCCGTCCCAACGTTTTTGCAGCTCTGTAAATTTAAACTTAAATCCACATACGTCGCAAATACCGTTGTAAGAACCTTTCTTAAAATAGGTTCCTGGCATGTTATTTCAAGTCCGGGAAGTCTTTAATGGCGTAGCTTCGTATAGCCTTATCAAGTCTATTCTCAAAGGAGGTTTCCATTTTGTCTAAGCGTGCCCATAGTTCCTGCTTAAACTCACGAAAATCTTCCTTCTTAAAATAGTCTTCCTTAATCATGTCAATTTGATCTTCGACATTTTCAACTCTCTTTTGCATAGAGTCATATTGAAGTTTACCTAACATCATGACAAGTCCTAACAGGGCAGAAACTATCCACCCAATAATTTCTGTTGTTCCCATTTATCTTCCTATATTATAGAGCGTAGCGACAAGCTTGCTTGCAAGCGTTCCGGCAGGGGATGGGATCAGTGGCTGTGATCGCCGCCAGAGCAGCACGCCGGCCAGACCTCTGCGACACCGTCGACCTCCAGCACGTCGACTTTGCCTGTTGACTCGAATTGCCGCGCCTCGCCTGCAGGCATTGATACAGGAGTCGGGGACGGGTTGACCCAGCCGGCCGACGTGAGGATTTGATGCAGTACGATGACTTTTGCGGTGCTCACAGCAGATCCTTTGCGCCCATGTATGAGCAATATTCAGACGGTGATTTGACGATCAGAGTGCCGTTGGCAATGGCCGGCGCGATGGTGTCTTGCACCAGCTTGCGCAACTGGCTGTAGTACCACCAGCCGCCAAAACCAGACAGCGAAGCCCCTGCGGGTGGGTTCGGGTTGCCACCCTGCGACGGAGGATAGTCACCGTCGACCGGAACATATGCCACATTCGCCGGGTCTTCATCATCGAGTATGAAGTGGCCGAATATGTGAATGTGGTCGCCGCGAGCAATGGCCCCCGCCACCTTGGCCTGCAGTTCGGACAACTTGGTGAACGATGATCCAGAGTCCATCACAAACGAACCCATGTTCAGCGGGTTGTCTATGCCGAGTTCGTTGACGAAGGTGTATCCACCCCGGTACGCCCGAATGTTGCGAACCCACGCGTTACCAGACACCGTTTGCAGCGCCGACAGTTCGGGCACGGAGTTATTCGGCAGGGCGCAGAACCCCAGGCCACGCGAGAACCCATTGGCTTTTAGCACGCGGGCGATGTCCGTCAGTTCGTGGTCGAGCAGCCGCAGGTTCTCGGCGTTGTTCGCGGTGAAAACCTCGGACAGGAACGTGTACAGCTTCGGCGTGCCGGTTGCTGTGCCGTCCGCGCCTGTGCTGGGGTATGTGAATTGCGTGGTGCTCGTGATCGTGAAGTCAGGCATCGCCGCTGCGGCGCTGGTGTTCATATCCACACCCGGCCCGGTAGCGCCTTGGATGCTTGCCTTGCACACCTTGTTTACAGTCAGGCCGTGCCCGCCAGACACCGTGCCCGTGCAGACGTTCGTGGTTCGCGTTAGGCTGGTCAGCGTCACCACCCGGCCGATTTCCGTGCCTCCGTGGCTCCAGGTGTGATTGATGACATCCCACGAGAAATTGTTGTAGAGATTCGCCAGCCGAGTCCAAGCCTGCGAACCGGAAAAAATCAGTTCGTAGATATTGGTCATCGTGCAGTAGGACTTGAACCCCGCTGCCGCGAATAGTGGCGCCACCTTGGTGACAAATATATCGTCCGTCGAGCTGTAGCCGCTGGCGTCGAAACCGATAGTGAGCACCGCCTTGGCTTTGGCGGGTCGGCGAAGTTGGTCGACATGGACGGTGAACCCGTTCATGTTCGTGAACGTGAGGCTGATAAATTGCCCGGTGCCCGTCCAGTCAAAGCCGGTCCCGGTATCAGCCGGGTGATTGCACCCGGTCGGCAGATTGCCTGCGCCGCTCGTGCCACTCACCGTGTCGGCTTGCCGCACTTTCAGCGTGTTCCAGCCCTGGCGCAGATACCCAGCATCGAACACCCAACGCGAGTAATTCGCACCGAGAGCCGTCGTGTTGCTGAGTTGGAATGTGATGTACGGGTTCGACGCCCCGAGAAACTCGCTCGGCATGTTCTCGATGTAGACATCGACCGACAGCGCCTTTTCGGTCTGGTCTGCCGTGTAGCTGGCCGACGCGAAGCGAATTTCAGACGCTGCCGACGAAAGCACGCACTTGCGTGTGTAGGTCTCGAAACGTGGCCTCTCGTTTGCCAGCGTGTGAGTGAGCGTGGTCACGCCGATGGTGATGCCATTCGCGCAGGTATTGAGCCATGCCCCGCCGTGGGCCGGTGTGCCGTACTTGGTGAGGGTGGCGTTTGCTGCTGCCGGCGCAATCACAGCCCCTGACACCGAGGATGTGAGCCATGCTGACTCACTTGCTGAAATCAGCCCTGTTACAGCTCCATTAGTAGTAATAGTCATTATACACTCATTGTAATAGTTACTGTGCCGCTGTTAGCGGTGACACGAGCACGAATGTATTTCCAAGGAGCATCCGTTGTAAAACCATCGCTACCTGCAGCAGCAAGAGTCACAGTGCCTAAAGTAGTGGCAACAGCATTAGTGCCATCATTAGACACTTCAAAAACAACAGTAGCTGCAGCAGTGGCTACAACTTGAATAGCCGCCTTAGGGGCATCCTTAAACTTCCAATCACCAGTTGCCGTGGTGGCTGTGGTGAGCAAATCAGATACTCTTCCACTCTTTACAAAAACATTATTCGACATTTCCAAACCTTTCCATGAGAAAAGGCCGCACTATGGCGGCCTTTCGTTAGTCGTCTACAGCTTCGCCGGGGCCTGGGACGAAGTACTCAAGCTTCACAATCCAAGGGCCACCAGTAGTGGAGGCAGTACCTGTTTCTGCATACTTGCCATAGATGGTGACATCCGAAGCAAGAGCTACACCAAAGGCAGAACCTACGGCAGCAGCACCGGCAGGGCTGTAGCCCTCTCCTGTAGCAGCAGTTTTAACGTCATATCCACTTACGTATTCAGTGGCAGTAGCAGAGCTACCGAAGCTAATTGTTGCTGTGGTGGCTGCGTCTGATGCGACACCGCCGATAACATAGGCACCAAGAATGTAAGAACGCTTTGGGAGAGCAGCCTTAACAGCAGCGGTGGTGTCACTACGTGAAATTTTAAAAATCTTCGTTAGAAGTTCGCGTGGCTTAGGATAACTAAGCCCAACTTGACTAGTTGGTACGGTCATACAGTTTCCTTAATGTGTAAGAAAAGGTCCAGAAAACTGGACCCATTCGAGTGGCTTACGCCCCTGGCGAACCGTAGATACCTCTCCAGTCAGTCCAACCGAAGCTATAACGAGCCGTAGCCTTGAACTTAGCGTTCTCGGTGTCGAAGTCGTTATCCATTTCGAATTGGTCAGCACGACGTTCAAAATACTTCATGCCGTGTGGGGCATCAGTACGAATAAACCAAGCATCAGGATCAACCAGATAATGGTTTACAACCACTTCAGGAACCATACCGAGGCTCTTAAGAGCGTTCACGTCGTTGGTGTCAACACCAGGACGACCATCAGGAGCAGTGAGGCGCTTAGCTTCAAAGATGTTCTGACGAGCGATGATGAGGCTCTTAGGACGCACAGCAATCAGCAAACCACGGTCGTTGGTGAAACCAGCGATGTCAATCATAGCCTGCTCAAGAGCAGCTTCTGAAAGGTCAGCAGCGGTTGTAGGACCATTAGTAGCAGTGCCACCAGCAAACAGAGGATGGCTTGCAGAACCACCAGCAGCCGAGGCAATCAGCGTTGAACCATCACCACCAACATACGAAGTGTTGAAAGCACGGTTGTAAACGTTAGCAGCAATTAGCTCCTTAGTTTGGCGCATAGAGAACGCAAGACCTTGAGCCTTACGTTGACCTACTACATCATACTGGTCATCTTCCATGATTTCACGGGTGATGACAAAGCCTAGTGCATACACTACATGGCTGTAACGAGTGATGAACGCTTGGCGTTCGGTGTCATAGCTAATTGCAGCGCCTTCAGGCTTAGCAATTGCAAGACCAAACGAAGTAACACCAACGTCTTCTTCAAACGCACGAGTTGACTTGAAGGTGTCGAACAGCTTTGTGTATTCGACTGGATATTCACCGTATGCCTTGCCGTACCCAAGATGTTCAGTAAAAGACGCAACCCTTTTACCCGTGCTGTTAGCATATTAAACAGCACTGCTATATATTCCTATATAGATCAGACTATATCACCTTCCTTACGGAAGCTTTCCATTTCGAGCACCATTTGCTTGTGCCCTACGAGCTTTCGCTCTAGTCGTTGAACGTTACTCAATATACTCGGCTTTATAGCCTTTGTATTGCTTGTACTTACCTTGTGCTACAGGAATAAGTCCCTGCTTGTTTAATCCATGCTTCCGACACCACTCAGAAATACCATGAATATCTTCTACTGTACCATCTGGATAAGTAATCCTATATTTTTTGCTTTTAGGATTATCTTTTCCGCATCTGTCTACGTTTGGATTATAATCTCCACCAGTGGTAGAATTATATCCTTTTAGTAAAGAATTATATTTTACTATATATTCTTTTTCTTTAATATTTAGTTCTGCTTTACTCTCTACAGTTTCTAATTCCTCCCAAATGAAAGAATCGTATCCGTACTTAGAGAAAGCTTTATAGAGTTTAGAGTTTGGGGAGCGTCCCAATTTCCAAGATTGTTTGTGGATATTACGTCGATAGGTAAGTGACCTAGTGGTGATTCCAACGTAATGTTTGTTGTTTATAGTATTTGTTACAAGGTATACTAGCATTGAGTCTTCGCTGCGGATTGTCCGGTCTGGAGTTTCCCGCAATTAGAAAAGTTATTCAAGTAGAATTTCTTCTACAGGGCGCAGTATTGTTTACGCGTTAACGCCGGGCCATAGGCTTTTGGCAAAACTGGAACTATTGATAATACCTGACATTATTTATTCTCCTTAGACGCCAGCAATACCAGCAGCATTGAACGCATGTGTGTTGATGCGAACGAGTAGCTCTGCAGGACGTGAAGTTGAAGTTTCGTCGTTGTCAGGTGAAGCAGTAACACCCATAATTTGCAGAGGAATGGTTGCTGTAGTAGCAACAGTAGAACTGTCAACGCTCATGCCAGAAGCATAAGGCTGTGTGGTTGCAGCAGTGCCAAGGTTAATCGACACGTTCAGACCAACAGAAGCAGCAGCCACAACACCGCCTACGGCGTCTTGAGGAGCAGCAAAAATCAGGTCAGGTGAGTCAGCAACAAGAACCACTCGACGGGTAGAAGCAGCACGATAGTTACCAGCATTTAGATTCGAGTAGTCAACCTCAAAACCAACAATGGCACCTACAATGGGAACTGCTGTGCCAGAGCCAATACGTTCAACGGCAGGGTATACACCAAAGCCAGTTGCAGCATCAACAAGAGCAGCATTATCAGAAAGCTGAACAAGGTCCCCAACGTTAGTGGCGGCGGTGTCAGAAGCGGAAATCATGTAACGGTTGACCTGCCCATTATAGGCAGAACCGTTCATGTGTTTTACAGGACGAAAGCCTGCAGGTACACTAGCCATTTAATATTCTCCAAGTTATTCCCTTCCCACTTTGATAGAGCCGTAGGTTCCGGGAACGTTTTTAACTGCTTCTTCGGACTGTGTTACTCGGGCTTGCTTAGCGGCTTGATCTTCATCATACCACTCTTGCTTTTGTCGCATGACAAATGCCTTTGTACCACCACCAACAGAAACCTGTGCTTTGGTGCCTTCAGCAGCTACAGCGTTGATACGCTTATCGCCCACTTGCACCGCAGATGCCTCAACAATTTCGTAGCCAGCGTCTAGCATTTGCTGTACGCGGTCACCCTGGTCATTAACAATTCGATAATGAAAACCGGGCTCTTTGCCCTTAACAGAGAGAACACTTCGTTCAGTTACTGGAACACGTTGGGTACGGGTAGCTCTTGCACCACGGGTAGGGATACTCATATTATAGGCCCTTCACTTTCTTTAACTCTGCGACGTACTCGGATTCCGTCATAACGCCACTTCGGACGAACTTTCGCATAATATCACGTTCTTCTGAGGACATGGAGAAGTTATCAGACTTCACACCACCTCGACCAGCAGGTTCCACTGCCATAGGACGTGACGACTTAGGATTGGTAAACTTGTGGGAGAATTCCTTCTTAACTTCCTTTTCCACCATAGTGAGGACAGTTGCAGGAGGATAGGAGCTTGCAAGTTCAGCTCCAAGGCGATCAGCATAAGCACGCATGGCCTTGTCAGATTCATACCACTTATTCTGATTTACCCAGTTAACAAACTCCTGAGGAGGTTGTGGAGAATCATTAGTAGGTACGCTCTTAAGCTCAGCGTCAAACTCAGCCTTCTCGGCCTTTACTTCTTCAATCTTTTCTTCCAGAGCGAAGAAACGCTCTGTTTCTCCATCGGCAAGCGCCTGCTTACGAGCAGAGTCTAGACTAGCTAGAGCACGCTTATATTCAGTTTCCTTTACCTTGCTGTGATGATCCTTCAGGGCTTCAAGGGCCTGTCGGACCTGTTTAAGTTCTTTAGATTGGTGCTCAATCTTGGAGAACAGCTCGCCTCGGCGAACAAACTCAGCAGCATCAATAAAACTCTCTGGATCACCATTAAACTCTTCCTTAGGACGCCACCCTTGTTCAAGGGCCTTTTGCTCCATAGGAGAGAGTTCTTTGGTTGTTTCACCAGGGGAAGTTTCTACAACTTCAGTGTTTAGTTCTTCAGACATTTGTTTCCTTTAAAACAGCAACTACATCCTCATCATTGAGAATACCAAGGGTGTCCTTGGTTTCAGGATCATCAATGAACTTTGGAGCAAACTTAGCAAAGATGATGGTGTCACCAACCTTGCACCAAGGCTCCTGATCGGGCCAACAAGTAGGACCTACGGCGAGAACAATACCCTTGTCCACCGACGCGTCTTCTCGCTTTTCATTCGGTCGTACAATGTCTAGTCCCATTCGGCGAGCACTAGCATATACATCATCCACTTGTTCAAGTGTAAACGGCTTGATTACCAAGCGATGGCCACATGGTTCAATCATCTACTGATACCTCTTCTACATCTATGTTGAGGATGTCATTAACTGCAGCAATATATCCGCAGTTAAAACGGTCTTTTAGGGAGTCTTCACCTGCATTATCTTGTAGGGTTTCCATGAGAATTTTCTTTCTCTCATGGAGAATACGCATTACCGCTTTGGTGAATTCGAGTTCTTGCCACTCGATGAGGCTGTCTTTTGCGCTAATTTATCTTCTCCTCTTGGTGAGACATTGCTTGGCTATGCTTCTGGCTATTTTGAACCAGTTGCTGATTTACTTTGAGCTGCTCAGCAGCACTAAAGATTTTTTGCATGTGTAGCTTGGTAGCAGCGTCAATGGTTGCAACGTTTGCTTTATGTTGCATCTCCATACTGTGCTCCTGTGCCTTCATGGCTAGCTGCACTTGTGCGCTTCTCTCTTCCAGTTGTGCTTTATGTTGTGCCATTTCGGATTGCATTGCAGCTTTTTGCTGCTCTAGCTGACCCTTCATTTGCATTTCCTGAAGCTTTGGATCGGGAGGAGGTTGCATTTGACCAGTTTGTTGAATTTGCTGATTAAGCAGATGCTCCCAATCTGGTTGTTCCTGAGCCTCAAGGACTCTCTTGACAACCGCTACAGGATCAAGGATGCCTGTAGGTAGGAGTTCTAACAAACCTTGCGCCTTCATCAGTTTCTCTGTAGAAGTGGCAGTGTTTGGATCAGCAGCAGGACAAACATCATAAGTTTCTTCATCGAAATCATTAGGTCCAATATTGTCATCCAGCACTGCTGCATACTTATTGGGGTCCATGTAGACACGATTTAGACAATAGATTTTGTAGTATTCTTCTTTCAGGGAACGGTAGACACGCTTATAAACAGCAGTGAATACCTTCATACCTTGCTCAATAGTAGCCATTGTTGTAGTTGCAGGGGTGTTTTGCCCAGGCATCTTACCAACAAAAATTTCTGCCACTGAGGCAAGCTCTTTGCCCGAAGAAATCAAGCTACCCATAAGCTGGAACAAAACGTTGCTTGGTTCTTTTACCGGGAGAGGAACGATTTGCTTACGTAAATCGTCAGCGGTGCTATTAACCGGCTTCCATTCGCCCGGTTGCCAGCGAGATTCACCCATCTTCATCTTCA